GAGAATGGGGTAACTTCTAAAAGGGGACCAATTGCTTCTGCACCTTATACTAATTTTACAAGTGCAACTGGGTTAACTTCTTCTGTTACCATAGTACCAGGAGGAACAGTAGGATTTAAAGACACTAGTCCTTTTCTTCCTTTCAATGCTGGTCCTACTGGGTGGAATTGGAATTTTGGAGCAACTGCTTCACCGACAGGAAGTATTTTACAGAACCCAATAATTACATATGGGGTAACCGGAATATATTCAGTGACACTAACAGCTTCCAATTCTACCGGATCTACAAGTTTCACAAGAACTAACTTTATAAATGTAACTTTTTAAATTATGTCAGGATTTTTAGAAAAATATAACATGGATGATGTTTTCTTAAGAAGTTTAATAGTTGCTCTATTAAATTCTCTTAATGATAGACTTAAATATATTCAAGTTAATGACCAACAAGAAATACTAGAGGTTTACGTACCTTTTTATTTTTCTCTAACGGGGGATGAACCTTTCCTGCAGGATAGCTTTTTAGAATATGTCAATTGTAAAACCGACGAAATACACGCAGAGGGAAATTATGATATAATTCCTAGGGGAGTTGTTACGTTCCAAGGAGTAGATTTAGATACTGGAGGGTTAACTAACAAATTTACAAGAATGAATTATGCAGTGGAAGATAAAACTGGGCAGATGAAAACTTTTTCTTCTTTTACTAATTCTATTCCTTTAAATGTTCCTATTAACGTAGCAATGAAAACTGATACCCTTATAGATGCTTTTAAGCTATTCCAGAGTGCAGTTACTATATTCTATAAGACTTTTACTTTTAGCTTTGAATATGAAGGATTTAGAATTCCTGTTCAAGTTGGGTTTCCGGAATCCTACGAGATAACAAAATCTACGGAATTTACTTTTCAGAGTAACCCTCCTTTTATAGACTTTAATTTTTCTTTAGCTTTAGAAACTTATTTTCCTGAAAAAGACCTTTCTACCGAAAGATTCAAAGGTAATCTTATGCAAAGTGGGATTAGAATGAATCTAAAAACAGGAGGGACCTCAGGACCTAACAATAAAGAATTACTTTAATTTTTTAGATATATAAGAAAAAATTGCAATGGCTTTTAGAGTACAGATAAGAAGAGATACTAGTTTAAATTGGGGAACCAATGATCCTATTCTGCTTGATGGCGAATTTGGATATGAAACAGATACTGGTAGATACAAGATAGGTAATGGTATAGATGTTTGGTCTAATCTAATTTATTCTTTAATAGGTGTAACCGGGCCGACCGGTGGAACTGGAGCTACAGGAGCTACAGGATCTACTGGTCCTACCGGATCTACTGGACCAACCGGACCTACTGGACCAACGGGATCTATTAATATAGTTTCTGTACCCGGAGCGACTTCTTCTCCTGGAAATACTGGGGATTTTGCTTTTAGCGGACCTGATATGTATGTACGCACTGGAAACTTTTGGTATAAATTCACAGGATTACCTTTTGTATAAATTCACAGGATTACCTTTTTAAATAATCGAAACTAATTTTTTGTATCCTCTATAATATATAAAAAATTATGCCAGAAGAAATTAAAATAAACGAAGAGTTATTTTCAGAAATTGAAAAATTAAAAAATGAATTGACTGAAAATGTTATCAAAATAGGAAGATTAAGAATCGAGATTTCATTATATGAAAAAGATCTACACCTTATGAATCTACAATTAGAAAATCTTTGCGGGGATGCAGAAAAAATTAGATCTGTTGAAATGGACCTTAAGAAAAAATTAGATACAGAATATGGTCCTTGTCAATACAATTTTGAAACTGGAACTGTAATAAAATTATAAACCAAAAACCCTTCTGTTCCGCTTCGGATATATAATAATAAATAGCGGACATGAATTTTTACCCCCAGGATAAATTTCCAAAAAAAGGAACCCCAGTGTATAACGGGAATGGAGAACAATATGACTTATCTGATCCAAGATATGCTTATCAGGATGGGCTTCAGAATACACAAAAAAATAAAGATAGTTCTACCGACAATTTATATTCCACTATAGATTCAGCTTTAGCAAGGGCTAAACAAATAGGATGTGAGGGATATCATCAGGTAACTGAAAATGGAAATTCTTACTATAAACCATGTTCTACCTCAAACGAGTACGATTTAAGGATAGAGCAATTAGATAGCTCCCTTAATTTTACTTATATTGGAAACTATAGGGTTCTTACATGGGATACTCCTTTTGAAAGAGCTTCTTCGTATAATGGGTGGATAATAAACACTTTAAATAGTAGCAATAACGGTACAGCATTAGATTCAGAAGATATTTCTATAGAATTTAGGTATTCAATTGATGGTAAAACTTTTTCTCTTTGGGAGAATGTAGGAACAGCTTTAAACGGAATAACCAATAATTTTTCTGAGATTTACGAAGTCCCTTTGGACCCCAATAATAAATTCTATCCAGAATTTAGATTTACCTCCATATTAAAAAATCCAGATGGAACTTTTATAGAGATACCGGATTCACCTATGGATTCTAATATAGTTATAACCGATTTTGAATTAGATATAACTTATGCAGATCCTACGGAATTGCCTATTGTATACCCTTCACCATTATGTTCGAATGAGATCTCAAAAAGACCTATAATATTTTCGGATTGTAAATTTACTTTTAAACCTTATAATATAAACAAAGCTGTTAATCTTTATAACGATTTAAGTTATATGGTTAATAATATATTTGGGTTCGAGATAAATTATTATTCAGTACAGCCGCAAGCAAGGGGGAGAGATGTTTCTCTTAGAGAATATACTATATTTGACGTGGTTGACGAGAAATGTGTTAAAGTTATGGTTCCGGGAAATCAATTTCCCGATAATAAAATAAACTTTGACCCTTTTGGACTTCAATTTGACGAACCTTTTGAAATCCATATAGACAAAAGGTATTTCGAACAAAATTTTGGAAACGGATCACAACCTAGAAAAAGAGATATAATTTATTTTCCTTTAACCAATAGAATATATGAAATAAACTCTATGTATTTATTTAGAGATTTTATGTATTCCCCTGTTTACTTTAAAATAGAATTAAAAAAATATCAGCCAAAAAGCAATACATATTTCCAAGATCCTGCTTACAAAGAAGAATTGGAAGGAATATCTTTAACTACGGAATCTCTTTTCGGAGAAGAAATATCTGCAGAAGAAAAAAAGATAGCAAAACCCCAACAATACGGAATCATAAATACTTTATCCCAGGATCCGGTAAGATCCTACATATATAAAGATCTAGCAATCGTAGGATATGACCTGAATAATAACTGGACAATAGTTTTCAATCATTATTATGATCTATCTTCAGCTTTCAATTATGTTCCTGAATTTACTACCGAGGTGGGAAGCTACAGAAATGCTATAAGGTATAAGGAATTACCTAAATTATCTTCGGGCGAAGAATTTTCGTATACATGTTGGTTCTCTATAAGGAATGTTTATAATGCTCAAAGTCTTTCTAAAAATTCTTATCCGGTAAGAAATTTAACTTTATCCTCTAGCACTTCTAGTACCCTTACTTTTTCTTCTTCCCCTAGCAAGCATGGACTTTCTGCATGGACGGCTTATTCCGATAATCCAGAAGGGTATGTTGCTATATCAGGAGACGAAACACATACTGGTGGATATAAAGTTCTTAGTGTTATAGATGATTACACTTTTACAATAGAAAATAAATCTATTAATTTTTCTCAAGTTCCTATAATTTGGAAAATGCAAAAAGCACAAAGCAGAAACCTTCTTGATGGCTTATATGAAATTGAATCCGTTACATACGGGATAAGAATAGATATAGTGCATTCGGGTGTAGTAGATGATAAAGGAGTAAATTTTTTAAATATAGGAAGTTTTATAATAAGAATAAACGATGAGGAATTTAATTCAACCCTTCAATTTATTCCTACTTATTCCGAATGGTACGGATTAGTATTTAATTTATCCAATAAGTACAAACAGATATCTATAAATGGCTGGGCTATATCTTTTAATCCACAGGATACATTAGGACAATCTTCTAATCTAACCTCTGTTCATGAAGATTTAAGAAGCTTTATTTCTGATTTTATATTTGATGCCCCTACTAGCCTACAACCTAATTATTTAGCACATTCAGATACATACTTTGAACTTGGAAACACTGGGGGTATAGTCATAGAGCCCCAGCTAAATTACATTGCAGGTCAATCTATTACAGTATACAAGACGGCTAGTAACTATCAAATTTCTAATATTACCTCATATAATTCGGCAACGGGATCATTAGCTTTTGATTCGCCTAACACTATAGTTGGGTCTACCGGGTCTACCGGGTCTAGTTGGATAGTAAATCTAACAGAAGATCCTTTTTACGGAACCGATAATAATACTTATAAGATATGGACAGGCCCAATTTATCTTAGCAATGTAAGATTATTTAAGAATATGATAGATATAGATGTACAATCTACTGTATTAAATCAAAATATAGTTAGGGATGAACAAAATTCACGTATAATTGATAACTGTAAACCTCTTTTAGGACTTCCTAAATTTGCAAGAAATAGATAATATATGCCAAGAAGAAAACCGAAGCCAGAAAAAATTATAGAGGAAAGAATGAAAGAAAGTTTGGACTCTATCATAATGGAGGAATCTTTGGATAGTGTTATAGATTCTAATAGTCTAGATCTTCCAAGGTTAAAGACCACTGATTTGATGAATTATAACGAGGAAAAATCTACAGCTTTTACAGAAGCTAAGACTTTATTAGATTCATTAACAAATTTTTACGTAGATCCAGATAAAATGGGGGGAGCAGATCACCTCGAGCATAAGAAGAAAATGGATGCCGTAAATCTTTCTGCTATGATGTTTCAGTTAAAATCTGCTCAACATGCAATAACTAAAATATTAGAAGAAATAGAATTAGGAAATACCCACCCTAGACTTTTTGAAGTACTAGGTCAGCTTCAGTCCCAAATCATGCAGATGCCTAAAGATTACCAGAATTATATGGAAAGAATGGAACAGGGGTATAAAAGACTAAGAAATGAAATAGATCAAAAAAATCACAATAACGGAATATCAATGGAAAAATCTGGCGAAGGGGATCTTTATGTTCCTTCAGCTAGTTCAGTTTCCGAAAACGGAACTATTAAAAGTAGGGGAACAAAAAATATGATGGAAGGTCTGAGAGAACTTCTAGGACCTGAAATTCAAGACGTGAAAGCTTTAGAAATCGACGAGGAAAAAATAAAACAAATGGATCCCGGAACCATTGTTAATGCAAGATATAAAAAAATAATAGATGTCGATAGGATAGAATCTGATGATGTAAAAAAAGATGATACCTACGAATTAGATGACGATATGTTTTCTTAAATTTTTATATGATAGAAAATAAAAAAATAGGGGAAACCCAGGAAGAAAGTAATTATTGGTCCACCGAAAGAGTAAATGAGCTATTAAGAAAGGCTGACGAAGAAGGGCTTGACTTTAAAAGTGTTGATAATCCATTTCATGATAATAACCCAGAGCTAAAAAGATCTAATGTTCTTTTTGAATACACCAAAGAAGAAACATTAGAAATAAAAAAATGTGCTGAGGACGTTACGTATTTTTCCAAGTATTGTCAAATAATGACAGATACTGGTTTGAATTATATAAAACTTAGGGAATACCAAATCTCTGTTCTTAAGGAATACCAGAATAACAGGATGAATATATTTTTAGCTCCTAGACAGGTTGGCAAATCTATTACTTCATCGATAATTTTAGTTTGGTATTTACTTTTCAACCATGATAAAAATGCGATGATATTAGCTAACGTTGGGGATACTGCGGAAGAGCTAATGGATAAAATAAAACATATAATTAAAGGATTACCTTTTTTCCTTAAACCCGGAATGAATGTAAATAATGTCATGTCAATGAAATTTGATAATGGCTGCAGGATCTTAGCTAAAACTACTACCAAAACAACAGGTATTGGTTTTACTATTCACTTTCTATATATGGATGAGTTTGCCCATATTAATCCTAATTTTATTGAGGCTTTCTTTAGATCTACATATCCTACGGTTTCTTCTTCTAATGTTTCTAGAATTATAATAACTTCTACCCCCAACGGGATGAATAAGTTTTATGAGATCTATCAATTAGCTTTAGAAGGTAAAAATAGTTTTAATCCGATTAGGGTGGACTGGTGGCAAGTACCGGGAAGGGACGAAGCTTGGAGACAAACCGAGATGGCAAATCTAGGAAGCGAAGAATTATTCAACCAAGAATATGGTAATCAGTTTTTAAGCTCTTCCACATTACTTCTAGGGTCTAATGAATTAAAAAAAATTAAAAATAATGAATCCGAATACGAATGGGCAGAAATCGAATGCCTTCATGATACTGATATCAATTATGAAAATCTAACATGGCATCCAAAATTTAATATAGATAATGCAGACGAAGAAGGTAAAAGATATGTTTTCTCTATAGATCTTAGTGAAGGTAACAAAGGAGATTATACAGTATTAAATATATTTAAATTAACCCCTTTACCTAAATCAATTATTGAAAAAATTGATGATTTTGAAGACGAATCTGATTTTTTTGGTCTTATACAAATTGGGTTATTCAGAGAAAATAATATAAATCTTGATGATTTTACAAAAATAGTTATTAATTTAATTCTTAAAGTATTTAATGCAGATAGAGTTAAAATAGCATTAGAGATGAATTATAAGGGAGATATGTTTTACGAAAAGCTAATATCTAAAGATGATTTTTATGATGAAATGTTTCTTTTCACAAAGCACACAGAAAATGCCAGATTAGCTAAACCCGGAATAAAATATAACGAAAAGATAAAAATGAAATACTGTGAATTATTAAGGTCGCTCGTTAGAAAAGACCGAATAATTATAACAGAAAAAAAACATACAATTTTAGAAATGTTTACCTTTGGCTTAAATTCTAGAGGAACATATTCTGCACAAAGCGGACATGATGATGTTGCTATGACCTTAGTTAATTTATCTGGACTTTTTGACGGATATGATTTTGGACAAATGGTAGGAGAATTATTTGATGAGCTCGAAGATAGTGATTATAAAAGTATGATAATAAATAAAATAGAGGGGATGAATCCCCCTGAATTTGACTCAGAAGGAAATTCAAAAAATATTTATATAACAAAAGAAGGTAAAAGTTATAAGGATTTTAGCGCTTTAATTTGATTTCTAAATTTTTCCGAGGAAATTGAAATCAAATACGATATATACACTGACTAAAAATATATTATTATAATGGCAAGTAAGATTAAAATAGACTACTCTCAGTTTAAAGCTTCTGGAGTTTATACGTTGGAGTTTGACGCTTCCCAAAATGTTATACTAACATCTCAAACAATTCGTCTAGTTGTAGGATTCTCTAATATTGGTCCTTTCAATACTCCGGTTTATATACCGGATGCTACGACAATGATTGCTATATTTGGAGATATAGATAGATCCTTAGAAAATAAGGGATCTTTCTTTCACAGATCGGTTTTCACTTGTTTGAGTCAAGGGCCTGTTTTTGCGTTAAATCTTCTTAGATTAAATGACGACGAATCTAGTGCATCACCAGATGAAGTTACATACAAAGCTTTTTCTTTGGATACAGAACAATATAACGGGGTAATTACCTCAAAGTTATATTCTTCATATTACAATAAAGAAAGATTCTTTTTCCCGGATCCTGAATATTTCTTAGCTACATTAAGTGTGGCGGATCAAGGTAAATTATTTAATTTAACTAATTTAGGAAAAAGTCCGGTAAGTATAATTACTAGAAAATCTACGGATTCAGTATTTCCTTTATTAGGGTTTAATATTTTTGCAGCAGATTGGTATGGAATAAATAATGTTCCTTCCTTTATGCATCCTTATGATTATATTTCAGATTATTTTATTGATGTAATTGCAGTATCAGGGGATTGGACTAATTATCAAGCTTTATCAGTAGACCCTAAATGGAGTTCTTACTTTACCAATAATGGATTCATAAAAAGCCAAATAGATAATTTCTTATCTAATCAAGATGTAAATATAGTAACTTCGGTTACTGGATGTATCATACCTGATTTCGTAGATTTAAACGGAAATAATCAATACATACAAACTTTAGTAAATCAAAATACTCCTTCTACAGGTTTATTCTGCGCTATTGACGAACAAGCATTTGATGATATTTGTAACAGCCCATATAAAATAGATTTAGTAGGTAATCATTTAATAGATGAACTTTCAGGAGATAGAGATCTTGCAACCCCTAGAATTAAATTTCTAAGTTATGATCAAGTCCTAGTAGCAGATTACCTTTACACACAAAATGTAATAGGAGTTACCGGAGCAGGTCCTTTCTTTACCCCAGCAACAGGGGCAACAGTTTTTACTACAGGAGCTAAAGTTGGTACATTATTTACTTTAAACCCAGGAGTTACCGGTGCAACTGCAGGTATTATTAATCAGTCTTTTGCTGCTTATAATTCTACTTTATTCGAGGGAGGATTACATTATCTTCAAACATCAGGAACTACAGGAGCAACCGGAGGTATATCCACAGCTGCCCAAAAAACCTTGTTAAAAGAATTTTTAACGGTAACAAGTTCAAGCGATCAGAAATTCATATTAGGAGTAGTACAAGGAATCGCAGGCCTAACCGGAGCATTAATTAATCAATATCAAGAAGGAGATTTAGTTAAACTTAAAGTTACGGGAACTACCGAAGTAGGAAGCGAATTGAGAATATTATTTAGCCATCCTTTAGATATAGCTTCATATAGAGCCCAAGGTATAGTGGTAAGCCCAACATTTAATCTAGCCTCTTATAATACAGGGGCTTCTGGAAGTAATAGACCTTTCTACACATCTGCTTATCAATTTGGTAATTCAGATTATCTAGATATAGAAAGTGTTTCTACCCCTAATGGAGTGACTGGACCTAATGCACCTCTTGGGGTTTCTAATGTTCTATTAGGGTATAATGCTTCGGAGCTTTACGTAGATAATAAATACAATGAAATTGTAGATGGAGATTTAATATGGCTAAATGATGATGGAACATCCCTACAGTATATGGGTTTCCAACAAACGGTAGACAGAGATCAATTCAATTTAGTTTACACTAGAGCATTTACCAATGTTTCTAGAAATGATACTACAATAACTAATATAGCTACTTTTGGAGGAGGTTTAACCCCTTCTTATGCTTCAGATAATTCAGGATTACCTGTATCTGATCAAAAAATTAATATAATTTCTCAAGCAGGAGGAATATCTGAATTTGTAGATGCAACCCAGATAAATCCCACTACATTTAATGTCGTAGAAGACGCTAACGGAAATGTACCTTTCTCTGTAGGCGATTTAATAGTATCTACAGATTTAGATATATGTGTACCTCCTACAGGAAATCAGCAGCAAAGACTTGCTAAAATTACTACGGTAGCTTCGACCACAGCTTCTGGAGTTTATAGAGTAGTATGCGCAAGACCAGTTCTTTACTATTCTGGGCTAACAAGTGAAAGAGTTCAGAAATTTAAATCTATTCCTGAATTTACTACATCTTTTGATTTTACATATCTTTCAGGGTTTGCAATGAAAGAATCTCACAGGCCTAACGGAACAGATGCTAGAGTTTCTGAGATCCTAGATGTTATGTTCGATACAAATATAGCTAAGACGTTAGCAGCTAAAGATATAATTAGTTTTAGATACGTTGTAGATACTTTCTCTGGACAGATTCTACCTAATTCTAAACGTCAATTAAGCTTACTTGCTAAAAACAGACAGCAAGCAATGGCATTAATTAATGCTCCTTCGATTACTCAATTTAGAAATAGTACAGACCCTAGATTTACCGATGCACCTACTGCAGTTAATCCTTTTCCAGCCTTACAAACTAGATATATTGCAGAAGGAGGTAATTTAGCTCTTAACCCGTCTTACACATTTAGTTTACCTAGTGAAGACGATGGTTCTAAATTTTGCGGATTCTTTTCCCCTTATATTACAATTAGAGAATCTAATAGAAATATAAATGTTCCACCAGCAGCATTTGTTTCTAATAACTATGTTAGAAAATTTGCAGCAGGAGAACCTTACTCTATAGTTGCAGGACAAAAAAGAGGGGTTCTTTCCGGAGGTACCATAGTAGGTGTAGAATATGACTTTACCGACGAGGATAGAGGAAATCTAGAACCATTCGGTATAAATCCTATAATAAAAAGGACAGGAGTAGGCGTTGTAATATTTGGTAACCAAACAGCTTACCAAACAGTAAATTCAGCATTTAATCTTTTACACGTAAGGGATCTATTAATTTCTGTAGAAAGCGATGTTCAATCTATTCTTTCTAATTATTTATTTGATTTTAACGAAGATTCTATTAGACTTGAAATTAAGACATTAGTAGATAATTATTTAGACGGAGTTCAATCAGGGGGAGGAATTTATGCTTACCAAACTATTATGGATACTTCTAATAACACACCAGCTATCATAGATATGAACATGGGGGTTATAGATGTTATCATAGAGCCAGCAAGAGGTATACAGAAATTTATTAATAGAATTACTGTTACCAGAACTGGAGGTATTGCATCTGGAGGATTTGCCCAATTTGTTTAATTGGATTAATTTTTTAGATTTTTTAGAAATTAGATAAATATACTAAAAAACATTATGGCAGGATTACCACATTTCTCAAATTCTCAGGCTTCTTTAAATAAGTATGAGCCTGTTTACCTTAATCAGTTTGAGGCACAAATAACTTGCCCCAATGGTGTAGGAGGGGGAAGTATATTGATAGAGCATGTAACTAAAGTTAGTGGTTTATCCGTAGATAAAAGCCCGGGATTAGCTACCCAAAAATATAAATTTGCAAAAAGAAATTATGCGGGGGGTAAACCTTCTGAAACCACAATGAATGTTAGTATTTCATTTACTGTGAATTTAAATGATGCTAACTCTATGTATGTTTTTAAAACCCTAAGACAATGGTCAGATTTAATCTATAATCCTCTTACAGGAGCTATGGGTCTTAAAAAAGATTACACAGGAAACATTTTAATTTCTATCTTTAATAAGCAAGGTGATGTTTACCGAAGAATTAATTGTAGAGATGTTTTCCCTTTAAAAGCTCTTCCTGAAATGGGATTGAACTATACAGACGAGACAATATATACAATTAACGATATGGAATTTGCCGTTGATTATTACGAAGATTTATTTTTATAATTTTTAAATTAATATGGCTGGACTCCCACATTTTAGTAACTCAACAGCTTCTAGGAATTACTACGAACCTGTTTACCTCAATCAATTTGAGGTTATTATAAATCCGCCTGCAGGTATTCCTCTTGCGGCTCAGAGATTTAAAGGAGAAGGAATTTTAGCTCAAGGGATAAAGAGTCTTTCGGGCTTAGCCGTTGATATTGCTCCTTCTGCAACTATCGATCAAAACTACAAATTTGCTACCAGAAGATATGCGGGGGGAGAACCATCTACTACAGACATGACGGTAACTATGGAATTTGAAGTTAACCTAAACCCGGAAACTAATTCTATGGAGGTCTATAAAATCCTAAGACAATGGTCAGATTTAATCTATAATCCCCTTACGGGAGCTATGGGCATTAAAAAAGATTATGTGGGATCTATGGTTATCTCTATATTCAATAAGAGGGGAGATGTCTTTAGAAGAGTATCCGTTGGTTCGTGTTTTCTTTCAGAAGCTATTCCTGCAATGGACTTAGATTACGAGCAAGCAACTAACTATAGTATATCCCTTTCATGGATATGTGACTATTGGTCAGATACATTTTTATAATATAAAAAAATATTTTAAAAAAAGAGACATAAATTTGTCTCTTTTTTGGTGTTTTGTTATATAATATAAATAAACATAAACTATGAATAATCTATTAGGTATATCACCGGAAGAATTACTAAGATCTAAGGAGTTAATGGGAGGATTAGAATATGATCCTATCTTACCCCCACGGACAAAACAAACCCCTACGGAGGAGGTTTTGGAACTAAAAGAGGAAATAAAAGAATCCCCTAAGGTAGAAGAACTAAAAAAAGAAATAGAACCACGACAGATTTCTATTCCCCAAAGAGAAGAAAATAAAATACCGGTACCGGAAGTTAAAAAAGATGCTGTTTTCGAAGTTAACTGGAAAAATTTACCTATTCATCTTTTACCATCAAAGGGATTATTCTACCCGGAAGGTACAAGAATGGCAATAAGACCTTCGGATGTTAAAGAGATAAGACATTTTTCTACTATAGATGAAGATGATTCAGTAGATATAGAAAGAAAACTTTCTTTTATTCTAGAAAGATGTTTAAGAATAGATTTTCCAGGACAAGGGGTTGTCAGCTATAAAGATCTTAAGCAAGAAGATAGATTCTATATAATAATGGCAATCAGGGATCTTACTTTTCTAAGAGGAGAAAATTCTTTAATGCTTACACCTAATAGAAAATGTGAAAAAACCAAAGACTGTAAAGCAGTAGAAGGATTTGAATTAAGATCGGGAAATCTTTCCTCTTATGAATTAGAGGAAGAAATATTAAAAAGGTACAACACTGAAACAAGGTCTTTTATTTTTACTTTAAAGGCAGAAGAAAAATCTTTTGAAATATTTGTCCCCAGCATAGGAGTTACACAAACTCTTTCTGATTTTGCTACGGTATGTTTTAAAAGAAATATAGAAATAGAAGATGGATTTTTAGAAATAGCACCATTTATTATACCCGAATGGAGAGGATTGGATTTTGAAGGGGTATTATTTTTAATGAGAAAAACATCTAATGAATGGACTAAAAAAGAATTTAGTTTACTTTATCAGATATCAGAAAAAATAAAAATAGGAACTAAAACAGAAGCAAAACAAAAATGTCAAGCATGCGGTGAGGGGGAGGTCACCGCAGATATTACCTTTCCCGGCGGGATCAGATCTCTTTTCCTTATTTCAGATATCTTTAGAGAATTACTTTGATATAAAATTTAGGCTCTGGAAAGAACATGGAATAGATCCTGTTTTTTTAGAATCCCTTCCTTTCTATGAATATCAATTATGGATAGAGAAAATAAATAAATCTATTGAGATAGAATCTCAAGAGGATATGGAAGTAAAAGGATTTAAGCAAGTATTTAATCTTAAGAAATAGATATTTTTATTTCCCGATATATAGAGTATGGATCTAAATAAAAAACTTATAGATCAATTATCCGATCTAAGTAGAAATATAAAGTCTCTTACCTCCGAGGTGAAAGAAAATAAAAATGTGATTTCTGCAGAAAATTCAAATCCCCCAAAAGAAGGGATAAAAGATGATCCGAATAAAAAAGAATCGGTAGAGGAACAGAATAAAAAATTCTTAAAATCTTTAGAAGATATATTTAAGAAAGGGGTAGGCGAAATAACTAAATCGAATATCGAATCCAAGGGTATACTAAATGATGCGGTGGTAGAGGTTAAAGGCAAAGGACCTGAATCCCCATTGGGTGCTACATCTCCTTTAAAAGATAAAGCTCTTGAAGGTGTAAAATCTAATATAAAAATACCTAAAGGGCTTGGAGAATTGTTAGGAAAAATTCCTAAATTTGAATCCGGAGGGGTTATGGATAAAACCGGTGTAGCATTGGTAGGAGAAAAAGGACCCGAAGTAGTTAAATTAGATAAAGGATCCGAAGTTATTTCTAATACCAAATCATCTGAGCTATTAAAGAAAGAATCTATCCCAGCAAAAACTGCAGATCAAGCACTTACTCTTCAGAGGGGTCCAACCTCTGAGCAGATAGCAAAGTATAAGAGATATCAGTTAGAGTTATATCCGGATCACTATAAAGAATATCCCGAATATTTAGTAGATGATATCGATTTTTGGGTAAATACGATGAGATATCTTTATCCCCCAGCTATAGATAGTTTATTGGAGGGAAAGGGGGAAGGAGCTATTAAAGAAGACGAAACTAATCTTTCAAAGCCAGTAAATAAAACAGCAGAAATCAAAGAAATCCCAGAAGAAATTAGCAAGAGGGATAAAAGGAAAAAAGAAAGAGAGGAAAAAAGAAAAAGTAAGGACGAAAATAAAAAAGCCGAAGATTTATTGAATCCAAAACCTAAAGCTCAGGACGGGGAAGAAAAACCTAAGATAGAAAATAAAGAACCTACGCTAATGGAAAAAGGCAAAGGATTTCTTAAAGAAAAAGGAGCTTTAGAAAAAGGAAAAAATCTTTTATTTACTAAGGGTAAAGATTTACTTACCGGAAAAGCCTCTTTAAAAAACCCAGCTTCTCTCTTTGGGGATAAAACCCAATTAATGGGTAAAGGCGTGGGAGCTGCTACTTCTCTGTTTTCTAATAAGGAATCAAGGGGTAAGGCAATGGATAAATTAAAAGGGTTTAAAAAGGGGAAAAAAGAAGAAGAAAAAGCTTCTATTACTACCGAATCCCCTGAGCTTAAAAAAGTTAAAACCGAGCCTAAGAAAGAGGAAGAGAAAAAACCAGAAGAGAAAAAACCAGAAGAGAAAAAAGAAATAGCACAAACCGAATCTCAAACCGTTAAAGAAGAAAAAGAATCTCCTAAAACAGAATCCCCTAAAACAGGGACTACTGAAAAAGGTTATTCTGAGACGGGGTCTACTGATATGGGAGATATAAAATCTTTATTGGGTAGAATGGTATCTCTTTTAGAAGGTCCGCTCTCTATAGAAACTATGGATTCTCCTTTTAGACCGGATTCTAGAAGATTCTAATTTTCTAATAATTTTATTTTTTTACTACGAAAAAATACATATATTTATTGTGTATGAATAAAAACTATGTAAAAAAGACAAGAGAAGAATCTATTTCAGATCATTTAAAAAATAACCTCGATTTAATCTTTTTAGAATATTATTCCATAAAAAAAGATTCTATAGAATTTAATATAGATAAAGAATCTAAAGAGACCAAATCAGATCTCATATATTTAAAAATGGCTAATACCTGGGGATCTTCCTCCCATTGTAAAAGAATGAAAGTAGGTTGTCTTGTAGTTAAAGATAAATCTATAATATCTGATGGGTATAATGGATCTCCTTCTGGTTTTCCTAATGTATGTGAAAGCGAAGAAATGGTTACTCTCCCCTATGTTTTACATGCAGAAGCAAATTCAATAACAAAACTGGCTAAAAGTACACAGAGTTCTATAGGATCTACCATGTATGTTACCTTATCCCCTTGTTTTGAATGCGCTAAGTTAATAATACAATCGGGGATAAAAAGAATAGTTTTCTGTGAAGTTTATAGAAATACTGATCCCCTAATTTTTCTATCCGAGGGAGGAATAGAAATAACCAGAATAGGTAATAAATACTTATCTTAAATCCAATAATTTTTTTAAATCACGTAAATAATAAAAAGTAAATTTTACTATGCAGAGACAAAACAACATCCAATTCTTAGCTGAATCTTTTATCGAATCTAAAAGTTCTAAATGTTTTAAAAACTTATACGAAAGGCTAAAGCCAGGGATAACTAATCATTGTTATTTAATACTTAAGAGTCAAGAACTTGCTGAAGATGCTTTTTCTAATACCATGACAAAGATATGGCTGAAGATACACCAATACGATAAAGACCGAGCAAATTTTTCGACATGGACTTATAATATTGCTAGAAACGAATCCCTGCTAATTCTAAAAACAGGAAAAAGATTCTTTTCCCATAGCGATGAAGAAATGGAATATTTTTCTAGCAAATCCACATTAGGAGATTTAGGTGGACAATACCTTATGGAGGAAGATCCTACTTATTCTTTCCTTTTTGAAGATAGCACTATAGACAGTGTTTATGAATCCGTTCTAGAAGAGATAAGAGAATTACCTGAAATATATAGGGAGATAATGGTGGATAGAGAAATAAACGGTATGAAATATAAAGATATTGCAGAAAAATATGGGATAAAGAAAAGATCCATCGCTACCCGAATAAGAAGGGCTAGGGCTAGGATTAGAAAAAAAATGGACCCGAAACAAACCATTAAGAAAAAGGTAAAATAATTATGTTCAGATTATTAAAAGTAATAAAAGAAATTAGGCTCTATCGAGAATATCGAAAGGTTATTCGAAAGGAAGAGATGGATTCTCCTAAATGGGCTAAAGCAAAACTTAGGAGAGATTGGGTTTATAGAATTTATACTGTTATAAATTTACCTCCCCAGGTTACTATGTCCTCTGATTTTCCAGAAGAATCAAAACCTTCTTTTGTTATATCCGAGCTTAAGCCAATAAATGAATACCTAAAATATCTTAATCTAGAAGAGCTTTTAACCATGTCAATTGAGCCTATAGAAGAAACCCAAAATAATTCCTGGCTAATAGTTTATCAATTTTTATTTAGACAACTAAGCTGGGTTTGGATTTTATTTTTCCTTCTTCAAATTACCGCTATTATTCTTTTGACCGTTTATTGGTCTTCTTTTATTAATTTATTTTAATGATATTTACAAGAAATCAAGAATATGATGCTAGACTTCTAGAATATAAAAAAGATCTAGATTCTAAACTATCTTTTTTTAAAAGCGATAATTTTAAGTTCGAAGAAGAAGCTCACGTTTATACTTATTTAGGGAAAAAATTTGATTCGGTTACCACCTTATTAAAAGTATTCAAAAAACCTTTCGATAGCGAATATTGGCTTAAATATAAAGCAAAAGAAAGAGGTGTAGATCCTTCGGTTATTTCCAATGAATGGAAAGAAAAATCCGAAACCTCTATGAATTTAGGAACTAGGGTTCATAAATTTATAGAAGATTTTTTAAGCGGATTAGACCCAGAATTAAACGAAGAAGAAGATCCTATTTATAAAGCTAGAATTCATAAATTTATTCATATCTATGAAAATAAACTTAAATATCTTTTACCTTTAGAATCTGAATTGAGGATATTTTGTAAAAAGTGGAGATTAGCAGGTACAATAGATCAGCCTTTTCTTTATTTTGATCCCGAATTTCCTAACCCATTTATATTAATAGGGGATTGGAAAACAAATGGCATGTTTACTCATGACGATCATCCAAAAGGAAAATATAATAAATTACTTAGACCTTTCAATGGACTTTATCAAAATCACTTAAATGAATATTCTATCCAAATAAGCATGTATAGATTAATGCTGTATGAGGAATTAGGGATAGAAACTCAAGATGGATTTCTTTGCCATATTGGACCCGATAGTCCAGCAAAACTTTATAAATGTAAAGATTTAAGAGAACCTTTAAAAGTTTATTTAGATAACAATAGAATGGATTTAGATATTTTCGATATTTAAATGAAACATTTTTAATATATCCTGTATAATTTAAAAATAAAAATTAAAATAAAATGGCAACTAAAAAAGAATCTATTCCTTTAAATCCTAACAATCTAC